CACCGACTTCTCAAAGTCGATCCGCTTGGCCAGCTTGCCGGCCTCGGTGTTCATCGCCTCGAGCTCAAGATCGCGCTCGGCAATCTTGTCGGCATCGGTGCTCTCGATCGCACGCACGGCGTCAATACGGTTGGCGAGGTTAACGGCCTCGTCCTGCAGCTTCTTGAGGTTGTCCACGTGGTATATCTCCGCCGGCGGTATTGCCGATGGATTCCACTGTGCCTCTAGCGTGCCGGCCTCTTGCAGTAGCGGACTTCAGAAAGTGTTGTTTTCACAAACACCACGCCGCGAGCGCCGCACCTTGGGCAGCGCATGTAACGCTGCCTCTCTTCGCCGCATGCGCGGCTTGAGCGAGTCCGCAACTTCTCGCCGCAGGTGCAGCGGGCCTCAGACATTCTTGAGCCTTAGGGTGGCAGCCCAGGCGGCGGCGACGCCCCGCAAGGCCGAACGCGAACTAACCGCCCGAACTGCCGGCTCTTCGGCGGACTGCGATGCAATCCATGCCTCGTAGGACCGCTGAGCAACGGTAACGCTGCTTGCCGGGTAGGCTGGCGTCAGAACAACGGAAACGTCTACGAGCGAACTGACTTCCCGCACTTCTCTGACTGCGCCTTGCTCGTCGCTAGACCACCTGTCGCCCTTGCCCGGTTCAAGGCCGAAGGCGAAGCTACTGCCCTTAAGGTCACGCCGTCTGACCAGCTCCATCGTGTCGCGCCCCACCTGCGTATCAGGCGGAATGACGGTATACCGCAGCCCCTTGTCATCGCTGGTGAGCTCCAGCGTGCCGCTGGCTGACCGGCCGAGAATCAGGTCAGGATTGTGGTTTAGCAACGCCACAACGTCCTGCTTGCCGCGCTGGCGGTTGAGAACTTTATCGAACGCACCCGGCAGGATGATCTCGCGGAACTGCGAACCACCTTCACGCAGCGGAAGGCTGAAGCGATTGTAGACAGCGGCATATCCCGTCAGCACCTGCGTGCCGTTGGCCCGAGTCTCAATAGTGAGCTCGGCTTCTGGGCACTCATCAAACGCAAGGCAGCGGCGCTCAAGTTCCATTTGTCGGCACCTCCTGGGCGGTAGTCGTGTCTTCGGCATCGTCTTCTGGCGTGCCGTCCGCCGGCTCGCCCGGCGTGTCCTGCGGCATCTGCTGCGGATCTTGCGGCTGTGGCTCGCCCGCCTTTTCCAGCGTGGTCATGTTCAACTGGATGAAATGCTGGTCGCCCTCTGGCCCGATTGGATTTAGGTTCTCTAGCTCCCGAATCTCGTTCACCGTCATCCAGCCGTTTTGCAGGGCGGAAACGTAGTAGGCAGACCGGCTTGCGTGGTCGCCGCGAAGCAGGCCACTCACGCTGTGCTCAGCGAAATACTTCTCGTCATCAACGATCAAGTCGCGGCTGATGGCCGCTTCCCACCGCTTGAGGTGAGGCAGCAAACAGTGCTGCAAAAACTCCACTGACTGAACTTCGATATTGTTAAACGTGCTCCGCTCTAGGCTTTGAATCAAATGCGGCGGAACACGAAAAAGACGGCAGCACTCAATCACACTAAATGCCCGGCTCTCCAGCATCTGGGCAGCCTCGTTGCTGCTGCTTAGCTCTTTGGCCGTAATGCCCGCAGGCAACACAGCCGTTCTGAAGGCTCGGTCGCTGCCTCGGTGCATTCGCTCCCAACTCTCTCGCAGTCGCTCGGCCGCGTCTGTGGGGATTGGGTTGCTGCTTTCAAGAATCACGCCAGGGCGTGCCCCGTTGCCAAAGTACGTAGCGGCGTGCGCCTCAAGAGCCTGCGAAAGACCGAGCACATTCTGAAAGAGCTTGTACGTCGGGATGGCCTTAATGCCGTCCTCGGTCGTGAACCGCAGGCAGAAGATCTGCTCTTGGCTGTAGACCGTCTGCCGGCCGCTTGGCTCACGGTAGATGTACCGCAGAGTGCCGTTCTCAAGTCGCTCGGCTTCCATCCGCGAACTGTGCAGCGGCCACAGTTCCGACACAGCACCTCGAGCACCTGGGCGGATCTCGGCGTAGCTCGCACCGTAGTGCAGATACATGCCGGTCATCCAATCCCGAAACTCCTGAGCCGTTTGCCACGGGTTGGGCTGCATATGTAGCAGCCGGTATATCGGGTGGCTCGTGGCCTTGGCCTTGCCACCGTTGGCCAGCCGCTCAAAAACGTGCAGCGGCAGGCTTGATACCGCATCCGATATGACACGGATGCAAGCGGTATACGCCGAGCACGCCATGGAGTTGTCAGCGTTGACGCGGATCCCGGAAGGCGTGCGGCTGGAGCTCACCTCGGGCCAGTCAATGCCACGCAGGTCGAACATTTTGAAGTCGGCGGCGGCGTTTTCGCTCATAGAGTCACGATGTCCCAGGACTGTTCTGGCGTGGCTGCGGTTGCCTTTTGCCACAGCCCGATGGCCATGACCAGCGACACGATGCCGTCTATGCGTTCTGTGCTTCTGGCCTTGCTTGGCTTAATGTTTCCGGCTGCGGAATCCTGCTGAATGGCCACGTTGGCGGCCTGCCAACTGAGTACGGGGTGCGCTCCGTGTATCAGTTTTCCAGACACGCACCAGTTTTCTAGTTGCTTCGAGGGCGCGGATAAAGATCCGTAGCCCTGTCGAAAGTCTGACATGGGGAGCCCGTCGCCTTGCAGTTGTTGGCCGAGTTGCGCGGAGTTCCACGGGTCCAGGCCGATGCCGCACAGCTTGTACTTTGCGGCTATGGCGTTGATGTCTGCACGCACCTGATCGAAGTCTGTGACGTTGCCATCGGTCATGTTCAGATGCCCCTGCCGATGCCACGTCAGATAGGGCACCTTGTCTCGTCGCTCTCGCTGGTGGGCGTTGTCGCTCGGGATCCAGAAGTGCGGCTCAATCCAAAAGGTGCCATCATCAAGCGGGAACAGCAGCACCAGGGCTGTGGTGTCAAACGTCGTGGCCAAGTCCAGCCCGGCCCAACACTCGCGGCCAGCGAGATCCACAGGGCATGGCTTGTCGCCCTGCTGCCAGTGATCCATTCGCAGCCACCTCGTGCTCTGCTCTGTCCACTGGTTCAAGTACAGCTGCCGGAAAGTGTTTTCATAAGTCGGCATCTCAACCGCTCGAGCACATTCGCTCCGCAGGAAGTCCATACGCACCGAGACGCCTAGGTTTGGGTTGGCACGCTCCCACGTTTTCTCATCCTTCCAATCGGCCTCAATCGGGGCTGCATAGATGGCTGGCAGAAACGTCTCGTCTTTGACCGTGCCAGCGGCCACAGCTTCGGCGTATTTCCAGATTTCCCAGCAGACGCTTTTTCGATCAAAGCCTGCCGTAGTGAGCGCCACCGTGAGTGGCTGACGCCGAGCACCCTGGCTGCTCAGCATCACTTCCCACATCTCGCGGTTTGAGACGTGGAGCTCATCGAAAATCACGCCATGTGCGGATAGCCCATGTTGAATACCGGCCTCCGCACTCAACGCTTTGTACGTGCCGTGCGTCGCCTCTCGCACGATGGCGTTTCGGTAAACCTTGAGATGCTGCCGAAGAACCGGGGACTGCTCGACGTAGACGCGGGCCATGTCGAATACGAGCCGGGCCTGATCGCGTGAGGCTGCGCACGAATAGACTTCACAGCCTGGCTCGTTCTCCATCAGCAGCTTGAGAGCGATTCCAGCACATAGGCTGCTCTTGCCATTTTTGCGCGGAATCGCCAGCAGGCTGGTGCGGACTTTTCGCACGTCGCCCTCGGTTGCGAAGAGCTTTCGCACGTAGTCCTGCTGCCACGGCTCAAGCGTGAACGGCTTGCCGCCGAGCTCGCCCTTGGCGTGCGTCAGGTGCTTGTGGAAGAAACGCACCGCCAGGCACGAGGAGCACTTTTCGCACGGGTGCTTAAGCGAACATGCGGGCGTCTTCTTCGTCTGCTTGCGGGCCATTCTCTACCGCCGAGACACGAGCCAGCGCCGAAGCCGTCAGGCCGAACTCGGCCGCGAACTTAAGCATCTGGTTTCTTGCGTCGCGTTTGCGGGTCCACGCCGGGTGATTGCTTACCCTACCTTTGTCGTCCATGAACGTGGCACCGTTGGCCTTGAGTTCACGGTCGGCTTCGATCATGTCTGCGAGCGAGTCGCAGTAGGCGGCCAGCGTTTGCTGGTGCCTTGGGCTCATGACCTTGGACGCCTCAAGCATGGGCACGATCCGCTCCCACTCCTCGCGGGCCAGATCCGACAGCCAATGAGGAGCAGGCGGGATGCCAGGAACGGCGTCGATGCCGGACTTGTGCGGGCCCCTAACGCGAGCGCCGCGAAGCTTAAGTAGCGGTTTAGGCGTCGGCTTGCGGCCCTTGCTCATGCTCAAACTCCCAATTTCGGCCCTGCCTACAGAAGCAGGGACTTACGGTTTTCCTCAGACGGGGGGGCAGAGATCCGAACCGCCCCCCCTCTGCCGCTCAGCGTTGGTCTTCCGGCTGTGGCACGACACGCACCGGGCCGCTCCGTTGGTCACGTCATACCGCAGGTCAGGGGCCACGCTCACTGGCACTACGTGATCTGCGTGCATGTCACGGCCATAGGCCACACGGCCGCAGTCAACGCATTGCCAGTGGCATCGGTTCAGCACCGCTTGCCTCCACGCCTTGTGAGC